GTAAGAGTTGTATCACCTGTTACATCTCCAGTATGAGTAGCATTAGTTACTTTAGCTGTGTTATCTGAAATTGCTGTATTAATAGCATCCGCTAGTTTATCGGCTGTAACTGCATCATCAGCTATCTTGCCTGTCGTAACATTAGCATCTAAGATCATTGAGGTAACTACTTTATCTGTACCTATAGTAAGAGCAGTAGCTCCCGTTACGTCACCTGTATGTGTAGCGTTAGTTACCTTAGCAGTATTATCAGATATCTCTGTATTGATTGAGTTAGCAAGTTTGTCTGCAGTTATAGCATCATCTGCTATCTTAGCAGTTTCTATTGATCCTGTTGCTAAGGCACTTACTACATCTGCACTTGATAAAGTAACAGCTCCTGTTCTAGTATTAAATGCGGTTACTGATCCTGAGACAGAAAAAGCAGCTTGTTGCCATGCTGAACCATCCCATACATATAGTTGTTCTGAACCACCCGTATTATTATAGTATAAAGCACCAGTAACTGTAGCAGTTGGTGCTGTTCCTGCAACACCTAAGTATTGTGTCGCAAAGTAATTAACTGGACTAATGTTTGTAGCAGTAGTATTAACATTAGCTATATTAGTAGCTACTGTACCAATATCTGTTCCGTCTGCTGCTACTGTTGTTACATCAGCACTTATCCCTGCTACTGTTGTAACGTTACCACTAACTCCTGCAACAGTGGTGACATTAGCACTAACACCTGCTACGGTAGTAACATTAGCTGATACTCCAGCTACTGAGGTAACATCGGCTGAGATACCAGAGACTGTTGTTACATTTGCTGCAATTCCTGCTACAGTATCTACGTTAGTTTGATCATCTGGCGTAAGAGTCAGTTGTAGCCAAGTTGTTGTTCCAAGATCATAGACATACATGATATTAGTTGTAGTAAGAAAGTAAAGAGCTCCATCTGTTAGAGCATCTCCATCATTGTCTACAGTAGGAGCAGTTCCTTTTGCACCTAAGTACTTATCATCAAAGGTATCTACATACCCTGCTGCTGCCGTCTCACTAGACGCTGCCGCTGATGCACTTGATGCTGCTGCTGTTTTACTAGCTAACGCCTCTGAGGCAGAAGTAGCAGCTTCTGCAGCTTTAGTTGTAGCTACTGTAGCTTGACTACTAGCATCTGTAGTTGCATCTCCTGAGCCTCCTGGTCCTCTATAAATAGCCATGTCTTACTCCTAGTGTTCTTTTTTAGTAAATATACTTTTCTTTTTCTCTACTTTCTTTTCTGGTTCATCTTCAAGAAGGACGTAGCCATTATGTCGTTTCATTGATTCTATGTCTATCTTAGATGTGAATTCTACTTTGTTTCCTGATTGTATACATTGATACCAAGCCATCTTAAATCTCCTTTATAAAGATATACCCTCCGAAGAGGGTTATCTTATATTACTTATTACGCAGGTACAACTAATGCAAACGCCGCATCATCACGTAATTCTTTAACACCATAGATTGTATCTGAAGTGTAAAGAGTACTTAAATGATCTTGTTTGTATTGAGTTTGAGACCTAACACTCATTTGTTCTACTAGAACTGCTGCATCTTTATGACCCATAAGAGCAACTCTAGCAACACCAGAACCACCTGTTGTATCACAGTTAGAAGAAACATATACTGGCATACCATAGAGGTTACCAATTTGTCCATTTCTAATTGTGTTAGCATTACCTGTTTCACCAACAAAGTCCATAGCTGTATAACGATCAAGACCCATTAATGTATTTCTAGCTGATGGAGGAACCATGAAGAATCTTCCATCTGTAGGTACATCATTGTCATCTAGTCGTTGAATAGTTCTACGAATAGCTGCATCTGTAAGAGCCGCTTCGTTGTTAGTAGAGTCATCATACAAAGTTGTACCATTACTACCAATATAACCTTTATCATATGCTGATGTTGCATCACCTGCATTAAAACCTCTACCTAACTGAACTAAGTCTGTATCAACTTGTTTAGCTAGTGCATAACCTGCATCATCTGTATAGAAACGTCTAAGAGATGATAAAGCTTGTACTTCAACAATATCTTCAATGAAACGTGAATATTCATAATGCTTATTAATCAATACAGGAATGTTAGTTTCAGTAGCTGCAATCAATGTTACTGCTGTTGATGCTGCCTTAACTGAAGCTGCTCCTCTTGTAGGTTTAGGGATATTAATTGTATCTCCCTTTTTACCTTTAAAGGACATTTTCTTAAATACATTCGCTGCTACTAAGTGTTTCTTGTACGCTGCTACTACCTCGTCAGACCATATTTCAGGTATGAAGGTAGCGGCTGTGGTCGTAGTGACCGCTGGGGTTGGATATGCCATGTTAATTACCTCTCTATAATGTTATTTTAAATAACTCGCCCTTCTTGGTAAGCTTGCATTATCTCATCGGATAATGAATCATACTTGTCTGGGTCTGTTTGCATAAGTTTAATAATATCGCTTCTACGATACTTCTTTTTAGAAACAGGTTCGTTACTTCCTTTACTACCAATACTAGCTGCTTTCAATTGATTGTCTTTATCAATCTTACTTGTCTCTGTAACCTTAGCAATTCTTTCTTGCTTGTCAGTCCAGTTACTAAGTAGTTCATGACCAGAGTCATAATCAAAATGTACTTCTGCTCTATTGTATAGTTCAGAACGAACTCTTGAAGACTTGATCCACTCTGCAAAAGCAGGGTCTTGTACCATTTGTTCTAGTTCTGGAAACTCTGCGTTGAGTCTAGTTAATGTAGCAGTACGCTTCATCTGTAGAGCTGCTTGCTGTGCTTCTTTAATAGCTGGGTGGCTATCAATCTGACTTTGAACATTCTTGGTAGGATTCTCAAAAAAGTCTTCTGGTGTTACTGCTTCTATAGTCGATGCTTCTTTCGAAGTTTGTGTTTTAATGAAATCATCAACAACTTGCCTTAGTTCACCTACCTCAGATCCTTGTTTACCAATGAGCTTTTCAGCTTCTTGGTGCATTGCTACAATCTCTTTAGCAGATTTACCTTTATACTTCTCAGGTAAGTCATCTTCTTCTGTCTGTACTTTCTCCTTTGGCTTTCTTTCAGGTACTGGTTTTAACTCTGCTTCTAATGTTGTTTCAACCAAGTCTGAATCTACTGCCAGGTCTGGAGCCTGTACTTCTATTATTTCATCTTCAACTTCTTCTATTATTTCAGCCATATTATTTCTCCTGTGCATGATAGCATTTTAGGAAGGTTACTTTGGGGACTAATCCTCGGCAGCCTTTTTCTGTTCTGCTCTAGTTTGATCCCAATGTTTCTTTTCCCAGGACAGAGCAGCCCCTGGAAAGGACCCAGACACGCCTTCAAGTTGGATTGATGGTGTACTTATAATTTTATAAGCAACCTTTCCACAGGAAGGACAGTCATGTTCTTTAGTGTATTCAACGAGTTCTTCAAAGATACCACATTGAGCACATTCAAATTCAAATAGTTTACGCATTACTTTCTAACTCATCATAAGTTTCTTGCGAAACTGTTTTTAATGTTAGTATCCAGTTAAGTATATCTAGTTGACCTTTTCTTCTATTAAGAGTTTTCTCATCATCAACAGCATTTATACTGTTATACTGATCATGTAAAACCTGAACATCATCTACTAAGTCTAACCAACCTTTTGATACCATCATTTTAAATCGTTCTTCGTAGTACTCTTGTAATTCTTTATCTACCATATTAATATTATACCATATAATTACTGAAAAGTCAAGCTATTTCTTAGCCATCTGCATTCTTACGATCTCTTTGTTATCAATCATGTCTGCTTTCTTCATTTGTAACTCTTGTTCTTTAAGCATAAGCTCTGCAGTTTGAACTCTTCGTTTGAATTCAGCTGCTTGTTCTTCAGCTTCACTAGGTAAGTTAGTAGCTAGAGCTGTCATCATTTTAGCTTGAACTTCTTGTGGTTTCATCTGAGCACTAACCATATAGTTCTGTGCTTGTGCTGTATTCTCTTGAGCTTCTGACTGTTGTAACTGTATAAGAGCTTGTGCTTGAGCCATAACTATTTGTTGCTGTTGTTGTTCCTGCTGTTGTTGTGCTTGTTGTGATTGTGTTAGAACCATCTTAATATCTGTTTTATTAGGTAGACTAGAGTTAGCTACAATACCTTGTAATAACAGAGGTACGACAGGACTAGAAGGTCCTAATGTTTTAAGTAGGTTAATAAACTGTATCTGTTCTACTTCTTTAGCTAGATTACCTAATGAACCATTAGGAACAAACTTATAGTCTGCTACTGGGAAGTGTTCTGGATCAAACTGCATAAACCTATGTGCTGCTTTCTCAATGAAAGGTATTAAGAAGTTTTCTTGGAAGTTTACAAGAGTTCTTTTGTTCTTCTTAAGGATTGTAGAAAGTGTTACTGACAATTCACCACCTGTTGGTTGTTTCATATCAGCAGCAGTGTTCAATGTGTTAGTTGCTTGTAAAAGCATTTGTTGGAATTCTTTTGCTGTAGTTAAGTTAGAAGCATCTGTTTGACCAAACTTAAATGGCATTAGAACTTCAGCAGGAGAACCATTAGTTAGTAATGTTTTACCTGGTCTAATCTCAAACTTAGCTCCACGAGGAAGTCTAGTTGCATCCATACCCATCATAGGTGCTGTGGTCAATGCTAGGCTATCAAGGTGAGCTCTTAATTGAGCATCTATAGCTTTCTGCATGTTATAACCTTTTTCTGCTACACCACGACCCCAGAATCGATTAGGAACGGTATCATCTTGGTAAGCAACTACTGGTCTATCTTTCATCATGTAAGGAGAACGCTCTGCTTTAAGAAGAACATTGTCATTACCAATGACTACGATAGCTTCAACAAGGTTTCCATATTCTGCTAGTAAGTCTGTACCACCTTCTACAAAGTCAACTACACCATCTTCTGGACTATCAATAAGTTTCTCTGGAACAAGACCATAGTACCTAACTATCTTAACTTTATCCTGGTCATACTCTTCATCTATCCATGATTCTTCTAAATCAAGGTCATTCGAAGCATTACCACCAAGATCAGCATCCATATAGACACCTGATTCCATGTTCTCTGCTATTTTATGTGAAGATACAAACTCTTCTATAGCAACACCCATAGCATCTGGAATACTTGTAGCATTTGGGTCAATTAGGAAGTTCTGTGGACTAATCGGGTTAAGTGTTACGTTGATTTTCTCTTTTGAGATAGTACCAATAGCAATACTCTCTACTTCTTCCATTGGTTGAGTAGCTGGTATGCGTTCCATTGTCTTTTTAAGAGTAAGTTCACCAATACCAGTACCATAAATACTAGCTAATAGGATAATATCACCTACATTCTTGCGTAGTCCATTCTTTTTAAAGCATTCTTTCATGTACTGTTGAAGATACTGGATATCTCTATCATCTTTATCAGCCATATCATCATCAATACTAAATAAACTATCTCCAGATCCAAAGACACCTTCTTCAATTTCAGATGCGTGGTTCTCAATAGCTTCTTGTAGTGCTGGTGAAACAATCCTGCTTCTTTCAGACTCTCTTAGTTTGTCTTGAGCAGCCCATTCACCTCTCCATAGCCTCTCATACTCTTTCCACTGTTCAAGATAGTTAGAATCTCTGCTATCTCTCCAGTCGTCTAAGTGTCCTTGTACCCAAGTAACTAATTGTGATGGTGCTTTATATTCAGCCATGTTATATCCTATTAATTAATATCCACTAACTACGTCTAGTACTTCGTAATCCTCATCTACATCTTCAAAGTGTACATCTACAACTTGGACTTGATCAATATAAGCTAAAGCATCAACCAAATCGTCATGTAACTGACTATTAGGGAAGTTTACTAACTGATCAATGAAATGATTATTCCATGAACCATAGTTTAGTGATACTCTCCCATGTTCAAACCTTCCTTGTAGTGCCCATACTATTCTTTCTGTTTTCTTTTGATTACCATGAGTACAGTCATCAATCCTAAAGAACAATCCATTCTTTTGCATTAGATCCATTAGGTAAGGAAGAGCAGCATTCTTTAAACTACCTTTCTCTATTCCTATTTTTGTTGGTTCATACTCTCTAACAGCTGAGAAGATTTGTTCACAAGTTTCCTTAATGTCCCATCTACCATGTTTAATATCAGCAACCCACCAGCCCTCTTCATGGACCTTAACAATAGCAATGGCTGTTTCATCCAGTTTACTATTCTTGTTTCCTGCGTCTTTATCCACCTTAATAAATCCAGCCAAGTCAACTGCAATAAAATAATTACCATCTTCGGGTTCTTCATCATCTATATGTATCCAATCCTCTTTAAATATGTCTCTTGACGCTGCCTCAAATGAAGCCATAAATTCTTGTCTAAAAGCAAAACTACTCATCGAGTTCTTTGCTGCTTCTATTTCACTAGCAGGTATTAATGGATTATCATAAGAAGAATAATGAAATGCCTCCCAGTCATCATCCTTTTGATCTTCAGCATACTTCCATAGTTCATAAAAGTGGTTACGACCCTTGGGAGTTCCAATGAATAGAGCTTTACCCTGTACATCCGCTAAGGATGGACGTAAGATCTGTTCCCATACGTTTGGTTTAATGTCAGCATACTCATCGATTACTACATAAGCTAGACCAACACCACGTAGAGTATCAGGTCTATCTGCTCCTTTTAAATATATCTTACGACCATTCACTAGTGTAAGGACGGACGTATTCTCATGAGCTGAAGCAATTACTTCATGCCCTAATTCTTTAAGTACTCCCCACATAATATCCCTAGCTTGCTGGTATGTAGGTGCAACATAAAACACATCTTTTGATTTAGATTGTAATGCTTCTATCAACAGTATCCAGGCTGCAAGCCTAGACTTACCAAACCTTCTTCCTGCTGCTACAATCTTAAATCTTGCTGTGCTGTTAAATACTTCTCGCTGCTTGTCATGCAGCTTTACATTTAAATCTGTCATTTAATCCTTTTTAGGGAATGTAGTTATTATCTTACCTGCTGCTAATGTTGCAGCTAGATCAGAGTCCTCCAATAGTAAGTTAGACCATTGTTTTAAACTAAGATCCTTTAAAGAATCTTTTGCATTTCCTTTATTCCAAGAGGCATCTTTAAAAGTCTCTTCAAACTTTTCTCCAAACCATGCTCGTGAATTTGTCATTAA